TGAGCACCTGCCGCACCTGCGAGAGCACCGACCCCACCCAGGGCGTCATCTGCACCACCTGCGGCGACCAGATCCGCCGGCACCTGACCACCATCGCCGAGATCACCCCCGACGCCCGCGACACCGCCGCAGGCCTCGCCAGCCGCACCACCGGCGGAGGTTCCGGCGAGCCACCGGCCCCGCTCAACCTCGCCGCGCAGTCCCGTCTGGACGCCATCGCCGCCGAGCTGGGCACCTGGGTACGGCACATCGCCGACGAGCGCGGCCACCAGCTGCCCGCCGGAGACGACCAGATCGTTGCCTGCGCCCGCTGGCTGGCCGAGCACGTCGAGTGGATGCGCCACCGCGAGGAGGCCGACGAGATCGCCCGGGACATCGCCATCTGCGCCCGCGTCATCACCGCGCTGGTCGGCGGACCCGTCGAGCGGCGGTGGCTGGGGCAGTGCGGGATGCCCACCGAGGCCGGCCGATGCCCCACCGACCTCCACGCCCGCATCGACGCCACCACCGTGGTCTGCCGAGGCTGCGAAACCCGCCACGAGGTGGCCCAGCGGCGCGCCTGGCTCGACGAGACGGTCCGGGGGTACGCGTACACCGCCCGGGAGATCCGCGAGGCGTACGGGATCGCTGCGGGCACGATCCGCAGCTGGGCCAGCCGGGGGCAGCTCACCGCCGCCGGAGAGCACTACGGCCGGCCCATCTACAAGCTCGGCCAGGTACTCGACCTGGCCGCCCAAGCCGCGGCACGACGCGCTGAGCGCCAGGCTCAGAGCGCAGCCGCCTGAAGGAGAGGAAACCCATGACCACGATGGGCGACATCCGCATCGAGCTCGATGGCGTGGCAGGCAACCACGCCATCGCCCTCGACGCCGCCGAGGTGGGCATCCTGCTGCACGGCGAGCCCGGCACCGAACCGCAGCCCGTCACCCCCGACGAGCTGCGACCCCTGATCGACCTCAACCAGCAGATCACCCTGACGCTCAGCGGCAGCATCATGGCCATCACCTGGTCGACCAACGCACCCGGCAACGAGCCGCCGCCCGGCGAGGCAGACGCCGGCGGCCCGCCGGACGAGGGCACGCCCGACGAGGGAGGGCCCGCTTGACAGATGATCGAATGTTTGCAACGCTCCTGATCACATAACTAGGAGTGTCCATACAGCCCGGAGCCGCGATTCGCGCCCGGGCTGTATGCGTAGGTAGACCCCACTGGGTGGCGGTGGTGACGGGGCAGGTCAGGCCTAGGCGGGACCTGGCCTGCCCCACTTAACCCCCCACCCCCCTTGACCCCCACCCCCCTCCACCCGGACAGGGGGTGCCGTGAGTCAGCACACCGAGGACAGCAAGGCGTATCGCAGGATGCGCCTGGACTTCCTCGCCGATCACCGCGCCTGCTGGATCTGTCACCACGACGGCGCCGACACCATCGACCACGATCCGCCGCGCGCAGTGCATCGCGTCGACCTCGACGTCAGCACCTGGCGACCAGCGCACGGAGTCGCGGGCTGCCCGACCTGCAAGCGCCGCTGCAACCAGGAGCGCGGGGTAAAAGCGCACGTCAACGTGTTCGCACCGAAGATCGAATGGTGATCGACATCGCCGCCGCCAAGATTTTTTAGGGAGGGGCAGTCAGACAGCCCCGCGCCCAGCCGTCCTTTTCTCCCCCCGGAGCCGGATCTTGGAGGGCGGATGGCTGACGCTACGGCCGCTGATCGGCAGCGCCGTTACCGCCAGCGGCAGGCTGCGCACAAGGCCGGTGACCACCGCTTTTGCGTACCGACGAGCTGCGATCTGGCCCCGATCGGTGGCGAATCGTCACCAACTCGCACCGTTACGCCGTCATCCGTTACGGCATCACGGGACACCGTCACGCAACGCGCCCCGGATCTCGGGTCACGTGGCCGGCGACTCTGGCAGCAGGTGACCGAGGACAGCGGCGAGTTGCGTCCCGGCGAGCGCGTGCTCCTGGAGGAGGCGTGCCGTACGGCGGACCGGCTCGACCAGCTCGACCGGATCCTGCGCGGCGACGAGGACGCGTGGATGCGGCTGAAGCTCGTCAGCGAGGACGGCAGCGTCGTCCAGGTCGTGCTCAACAACGTGCTCGCCGAAGCGCGGCAACAGCAGGTGGCCCTGAAGCAGCTCCTCGCCGAGCTACGGCAGTCGCGTGGCGGCGGGGCGGCCAAGCCGGGACGTGGCGGTCAGCGACAGCCGAGCACGGGCGCACCGAAGGGAGGCGGCGGCGTTGCTGACCTCACCGCTCGGATTGCCGCCCGCCAGGGTGCCGCGGGTTAGGACCCACCCCGAGTACGTCGACTCCTACGGGCCCGAGGCGATCGAGCTGATGCGCCGGGCCGGCCAGGAGCTGGATCACTGGCAGCAGGACGCGATCACGCTGATGTTGGCGCTGCGCGAGGACGGCAAGTGGGCCGCCTTCGAGTACGCCGAGTGGTGCTCCCGGCAGAACGGCAAGGGCGCCATCCTCGAAGCGAGGGCGCTGGCCGGGCTCTTCCTGCTCGGCGAGCGCCTGATCATGTGGTCCGCGCACGAGTACAAGACGGCGATGGAAGCGTTCCGCCGGATCCTCTGGCTGCTGGGCAACCTCGGCGAGAAGGTCAGCGACACGCTGTACGACGTCGACGGTGTCATGGTGAAGGTCAGCAACACCAACGGCGACGAGGGCCTGGAGCGGCTCGACACCCGGCAGCGCCTGCGGTTCGTGGCTAGGAGCAAGGGCAGCGGCCGTGGCTTCAGCGGCGACGTCAACATCATCGACGAGACGTTCGCGTACACGCCCGAGCAGCAGGCGGCGCTGATGCCGACGATGTCCGCGCGCCCGAACCCGCAGATCATCTACGCCAGCTCGCCACCGCTGACCGGCACCTCCGGCGAAGTGATGGTCGCCCTGCGCGATCGAGGCGATCCGGACGCGCCCCGACCGGCCGATGCGCCGACGTGGCGCCAGGACGACTCACTGACCTACCGGGACTGGGGCCTGGCCGGCGACCTCGACAACCTCGACGACGTCGACCTGGACGACGAGGACCTGTGGGCGGCGGCGAACCCGGCGCTCGGCATCCGCATCTCACTGGAGCACGTCGGCCGGGAGCGGCGCGCAATGTCGCCGGCCGACTTCGCGCGCGAACGGCTCGGCATCTGGCCGAAGGTCGTGCGGTCCGGCTCCGGCGTCATCCCCGCCGAGCTGTGGCGTGACCTGGCCGTGGAGCCGGAGCGGCCGGCGGACGTGGCGATGGCCGTCGTGGTCAGCCACAAGCGCAGCCACACCGCGATCGTCGCGGTCGGCCTGCGCGAGGACGGCCGGGCGCAGATCTCCGTGGTCGCCTACCAGCCCGGCACGCACTGGGTCGTCGACCGGGCGGCCGACCTGCAAGCGCGGTGGCGCCCGATCGGCTGGGCCGTCCAGGACAAGGGTCCGTCGGCGACCCTGATCGACCCGCTGGAAGAGGCCGGCATCAAGCGGCCAGACGACCCCGAGCATCCGCGACGCGGCAACCTGGCCGTGCCCTGGGCCGGAGACGTCGGCGTCGCGTACGGGCTGACGGTCGACGCCCTGACCGAGCAGCAGCTGGTCCACCTCGACGAGGGGCCGCTGAACACCGGCGTCGCCAACGCGGCCACGCGCCCGCTCGGTGCGGGCACCACATGGGACTACAAGGCAGACGGAGCCGAGGTGCTCCAGGCGGCGACGCTGGCCTACTGGCTGGCCGTCACCTGGGCCGACGTCGACGACGACTACGACATCGCCGACTCGTTCGGGTGAGGAGGGTCAGATGCGTGATCTCGTGACGACGCTGCTCGACGTGCTCGGCCTGCTGCTGATCGCCGCCGGTCTGGCTGCGGCGCTGGCGCCGTGGATCGGCTGGGCGGCGCTCGCCGCGGCCGGGGTCGTGGTGCTCGCCGGGTCGCAGCTGGCCGCGCTCGCCGGGCGCGGCCGTAGGCGGCAGTCGTGAGTCTCTTCCGCCGGCGCGAGGCCACCATCACCGGCCCAGACGGGCTGATCCCGCCCCGGGGCGGGAAGCGGTCCGCAGCCCCGGTCACCAACGACGACGCGATGCGGCACTCCGCGGTGTGGGCGGCCCTGCGGCTGCGCGCCGACCTGATCTCGACGATGCCGGTCGACGTCTACCGACGCATCCAGGGCGTCCAGGTGGAGGTGCCCAAGCCGCCGATCCTGATCAGCCCCGGCGGCGCCCAGGTCGACATGCAGGAGTGGCTGTACTCCACGCAGGTCGACCTCGACCGCGCCGGCAACTGCTTCGGCCTGATTACCGAGCGGAACGCACTTGGCCTACCCGCGCGGATCGAGCTGCTCGCCCTGTCGGACGTGTCGGTGCGCGCCACCGGCTCACAGATCACCGAGGTTCGGATCAGCGGCAAGCCGTACGACCCGGCCGACGTCTGGCACGAGAAGCAGTACACAGTGGCTGGCCTGCCGCTCGGCCTCTCCCCGGTGGCGTACGCGGCGTTCAGCCTGCGGGAGTCGCTGAGCGCCCAGCAGTTCGCCCTGGACTGGTTCGGCGGCAGCGCGATCCCGATGGCCGAGTTGAAGAACACCGCCAAGACGATCAACAAGCGCGACGCCGAGATCGCCCGCGACGCCTACCGTGCCGCGGTCAGCACCGGCGACCTGTTCGTGCACGGCAACGACTGGGAATACCGGCCGATCCAGACCGTCGCGGCGTCGAGCGAGTTCCTGGAGAGCCGCAGGTTCGGTCTCGGTGAGGCGGCCCGCTTCTTCGGCGTGCCCAGCGACCTGATCGATGCGGTGGTGGCCGGCGCGTCCGTCACCTACGCCAACATCGGCCAGCGCAACCTGCAGCTCCTGATCATGAACCTGGGCCCGGCGGTAACCCGACGCGAACGGGCGCTGAGCCGCCTCGTCGCGGGCGGTCGGTACGTGAAGCTCAACCGCAATGCGCTGCTGGCGATGGACCCGCAGACCCGCGCCGCCACCGTCAAGGTGCAGCTCGACTCCCGGGTGCTCACTCCCACCGAGGCCCGCGCTCTCGACGAGCGTCCGCCGCTGACCGATGCCGACCTCGCGGAGTTCGACCGCGTCTACGGCACCCCGCGCACGACTCCCACGGAGGCGACAGCATGACGATCTCACTTCGCGACGCCGCGGCGGCCCGCGCCGGGGGCGTGCAGCAGCGCGTCGACCGGCCCCGGCAACGGCGCTCCGCCGAACCGGCAGGCTCCCGGGCCGCGGCCCGCGCCGGCCTGTCCGGCGTGCAACTGCGCGAGGCAGACGGTGGCAGCGTGCTGGAGTTCGCCGGCCACGCCTCGGTCACCGAACGCGGCTACGAGATGTGGGACATGTTCGGCCCCTACACCGAGGTCATCTCCGCCGACGCCTTCGAGGAGACGCTGAACCGCGCCGACCTCGACGTGCCGCTGGTGCTCGGCCACGACCAGCTGCGCCGCATCGCCCGCACCACCAACGGCACGCTCGACCTGTCCGTCGACGACGACGGCCTGGCCGTGGTAGCCCGGCTCGACCCCACCGACGCCGACGTCGCCTACATCGCGCCGAAGCTGCGTGCCGGCCTCGTCGACGAGATGAGCTTCGCATTCCGCATCACCGCCGGCACCTGGTCACCGGACTACACCGAGTACCGCATCGACAAGGTCGACATCCACCGCGGCGACGTGGCCATCGTCGGCTACGGCGCCAACCCCGCCACCGACGCCGCTCTGCGCACGCAACAGCCCAGCAAGTCGCACGTCCGCGCGCTGCTGGAGCTGGCCATCGCCCGCGGCTGACCCCGACTCCCCGCGCACCCGCGCGGGTCCACCCGCTCTGCCTCGCACGAGCCCCTCCGGCGCTGATGCCTCGGACGGCCGTCTGACCTGGACGCGGGCGTCATGTAACCCACCTGAGATTGGAGATCGAGCGATGACGCTCGCCGAGATGATCGCCCGGGCGCAGGAAAACCTGCGCGCGGCCATCACCACCCGACAGACCGCCCAGGACGCGCTGATGGCGCTGCGGTCCGACCCGAACCCCACCGTGGACGCCGTCAACGAGCGCGCCGAGGCCCGCAACGCCGCCGACGCCGAGGTGACCCGCGCGCAGGCCGCCCTCGACGAGCTGCTCGCCGAGCAGGTCCGCGAGGAGGAGATCGCCGCGATGTCCGCGCGCGTCTCCCCGGCCGCCAACCGTGCCCCCGCGTACGACCAGGTCGCCCGCGTCGGCGCGGAGGCCCGCACCTACCGGCAGGACCAGGACGTGCGTGGCGCCGGCTTCCAGGCCGACGTCGTGTCTGCGTTCCTCGGCGACCACTCCGCCGCCTCGCGCCTGTCCCGGCACATGGACGAGGAGCGCGTCGAGCGCGGCACCGAGCTGCGCGGCGTCACCACCTCCGCCTTCTCCGGCCTGGTGGTGCCGCAGTACCTGACCAACCTCTACGCCCCGGCCGCCTCGGCCGGCCGTCCGTTCGCCGACGCGATCCGCCACCACGACCTGCCCGCTCAGGGCATGACCGTGAACATTTCGCGGATCACCACCACGTCGAAGGCTGACAACCAGGCCGCGGAGCTGGACGAGGTCGCCGAGCAGGACATGGACGACACCCTGCTGACCATTCCGGTGCAGACCGCCGGCGGTCAGCAGACCGTCTCCCGGCAGTCCGTCGAGCGGGGCGCCGGCACCGAGTCGATCGTCCTCGACGACCTCTACCGCCGGTACGCCGCGAACCTCGACAGCAAGCTGCTCAACCAGACTGCCACCGGCCTGTCCGTCGTGGCCACGCCGGTGACCTACACCGACGCCGCGCCGACTGCGAAGGCGCTGTACCCGAAGGTCATCGAGGGCCTGTCGGGCGTGGAGGCGGCGCTGCTGGACCAGGCGTCCGGCGACAACATCGCCGTCATGCACTCGCGCCGGTGGTACTGGCTGCAGAACGCGATGGGCACCGAGTACCCGCTGATCACTCAGCCGGGCGTGGTGGCGCAGACCCTCGGCGCGAACTACGGCGAGGCGTACGGCCGGGGCGTTCGCGGCATCCTGCCCAACGGCACGCCGGTCATCGTCGACAACAACATCGCGACCAACAAGGGCACGGCGACCAACGAGGACGAGATCTACCTCGGCGACCGCAACGAGTTCCACCTCTGGGAGGACCCGAACGCGCCGATGTACATCCGGGCCGAGCAGCCGAAGGCGGGCAAGCTCGGCATCGTTCTCGTGGTCTACGGCTACTTCGCCTACACCCACGCCCGGTACGCGCACGCCCGGAAGATCGCGGGCACCGGCCTGGTCACCCCGACCTTCACCGGCAGCAACTGACCTGATCCGCCCCCCCGGGGCCGGGCACACGCCCGGCCCCGGCCCTATCAGAGCCAGGAGGGCCTGATGTCGCAGCAGAAGAAGAGCGAGCCGGCCAAGCCGACCACCCCAGATCAGGCCAAGCCGGAGCAGCCGCCGGCCGCGCCGGAGGCCAGCCGGGCGCAGGCCGGGCAGGCCCGCCGTGACGCCTACGAGGGTGTCAAGGACTCCGATCGGGGCATGGTCGACGCGCTCCTCGCCGAGCGGCGTGGCTACGTCCAGCGGGGCATGAAGGACCGGGCCGCCGCCGTCGACGAGCAGCTGCGTCACCGCGGCTACCGCACCGCCTGAGAGGCAGGACCGTGGCCAGCACGTACGCGAGCCTCGCCGACCTGCGTCGGTGGCGGCGCATAACCGCCACGAACCCCGACGTCGACGGGCAGCTGGAGAGCGTGCTGGCCGCGGCCTCCCGGGCCATCGACCGCAAGACCGCACGCCGGTTCTGGCTCGACCCGACGCCCAGCCCTCGCGCCTACGGGGTGACGGGGCGCACCACCCCGGACGGGCTGCTGCTCGTCGACGACATCGGCTCGACTGACGGGCTGCTCGTGGAGGTGGGCGGCGGATCGTCCTGGTCGACTGTCACCGACTACGACGCCGAGCCCGGCGGGGCGCTGGCCCAGGGCGAGGCCATCACCGGCCTGCGGGCCGCGCACTGGGGCTTCGGCCGGGTGCGGGTCACCGCACGCTGGGGCTGGCCGGAGGTGCCGACGGAGATCACCGAGGCGACCCTGCTGCTGGCCAACCGGCTCCACATGCGCATCGACTCCCCGGAGGGCATCGCGGCCTCCGGCGAGTGGGGCGCGGTGCGGCTGTCCCGCTGGGATCCCGACGTGGAGGCCCTCGTCGCCCCCTACATCCTCCCGGGGTTCGCATGAACATCCAGGCAGTGTGTGAGGGGCTTGCGGCCCGGGCGCTGACGATCCCCGGCCTCAACGCGACGGAGTACGTCCCGGACTCGATCTCCCCGCCGATGTTCTTCCCGGCCGAGATCGACGTCGACTACGACCGCACGTACGGCGGAGCCGACGAGCTGACGGTCACCTGCCGGATCCTGATCGGCCGCGCCGACGACGCGGTCAGCCAGGCCGAGCTGCGCGACTTCCTCGGCCGCGGCGCCCGCAGCCTCAAGCGCGCGATCGAGGGCACCCCGGGTGTGCCGCAGACCCTCGACGGCGCCTGCGACGACCTGCACGTCACCCGCGTGCAGGGCTACCGCTACTACCAGCACAACGGCACCACGTACGTCGGCGCGGAGCTGATCGTGCGCGTCATCGGCGACCCGGAGGAGGACTGACGTGGGCAAGACCGTCCTGAAGAACTGCCGGCTGTGGACCGGCGGCGCCGACCTCACGACCCGCACGAACAAGCTGGAGATCTCCAGCGAGGTCGAAGAGCGCGACGTCACGAGTTTCCAGCCCACCGGTGACGTGTGGACCGAAGTCATCGGTGGCCTCGCCTCGACCTCGGTCAGTGCAGAGGGTCAATGGGAGGCCGGCGACCCGACGCGCGTCGACGACGAGTCCTGGGCGGCCCTCGGGGGACTGTCGGCGTGGACGGCTGCCCCCGGAGCCTCGACCGTCGGCGCGCCCGCGTGGCTGCTCAACGCCCTGCGCGGCTCCTACAGCCTCGGCGGCACCGTCGGCGACGTCGCCCCCTGGTCGGCGTCGGCGTCCGGCACCTGGCCGCTGGTGCGCGGCGTCATCGCGCACCCGCCCGGCATGGCGCGCACCGCCACCGGCAACGGCACGGCGATCCAGCTCGGTCCGGTACCCGCCGGGCGCAGCCTGTACGCCACGCTGCACGTCCTGTCGATCGCCGGCACCGGCACGCCGCGCATCACCGTGGCGATCGAGTCGGCGACCGCCAACGACTTCGCCACCAAGGCGACCCGGTTGACCTTCGCTCAGGCCGCAGCGCCCGGCGGGCAGATCCTGCGCGTGGCCGGCCCGATCACCGACGGCTGGGTGCGGCCCACCTGGACCGTCACGGGCACCAGCCCCAGTTTTCTGTTCGTCGTCGCAGTCGGCGTCGGCGCGTAACCACTCACTCTGGAGGAGCCCCCCGTGGCGAAGATGGTGCTGAAGGCGTCCTACGTGGCGCTCAACGGCGTGGACAGGTCGGCCTCGGCCAGCAAGATCGAGCTGAGCATGGAGGTCGCCGAGGGCGACGTGACCACGTTCGCGTCCAACGGGTCCGTCGAGCTGATCGGCGGCATGAAGAGCGGCTCTCTGGCCGTGACCTTCAAGCAGGACGTCGCCGCGGGGAGCATCGACGAGGCGATGTGGGCGTTGCTGGGCGAGGTCGTGCCCTTCGAGGTGCGCCTGACCAACGCCCCGGCGTCCGCGTCCAACCCGAAGTACACCGGCTCGGTGCTGGTGAAGGAGTGGAAGCCCATCAGCGGCTCGGTCGGCGACGTCGCCGAGGTCGACGTGTCCTTCCCCACCAGTGGCGCGGTGGTCCGCGCGACGTCGTGATCGACCTCTCCGTCGACGCCCAGGCTCTGCAGGCCCTCGGCCGGCGGCTGCGCGACGAGGCGGACGGCAAGAAGCTGCGCCGGGACCTGGCCAAGAACATCCGCCAGGCCCTGGAGCCCGCCAAGCAGGAGGTGCGGTCCGGGCTGATGGGCATGTCGACTGCCGGCCTGCCCGTCGACGGGCCGCCTCTGCGCGCCACCGTGCTCAAGGGGCTGCGGGCCGAGGCGCGGCTGACCGGCCGGTCCACCGGCGCGCGGTTGCGGATGCGCAAGACGCCGCAGCTGCGCGGATTCAAGAACGCCCCGAAGCGGCTCAACAGCAAAAAGGGCTGGCGCCGCCAGGTCTACGGCCAGGACATCTGGGTCGTGCAGACCGGCGCCCGCGAGTATTTCGACGGCCCGATCACTCGGGGCCGTGCGAGGTACCGCGCCGCGGTGCTGACCGCCATGAACGACACCGCCCGTCGCATTACCAGGAAGGTCTGACATGCACGTCACCTACAAGCCCGAAGACGGCACCGAGCAGCGGTGGGAGTTCGACCCCAACCGGGTCCGGGCCTCCGCCGCCGAGGTCATCGAGAAGCGGTACGGCCAGAACTGGAGCAAGTTCTGCGCCGACGTGCAGTCGGGCAACATGCGCGCCCGCCGGGTCCTGCTGTGGCACCTGCTGGCCCGCGAGCACCACACCCTGCGCGTGGAGGACGTCCCCGACTTCTACGCCGACGAGCTGCTCGTCGAGCACACCGCCGACGAGCTGCTGGCCATCAAGGACCGGCTGCGCAAGGCCACTATCGCCGAGGACGAGCGCGAGCAGATGCTCACCGCCCTGGACATCGAGATCAGCGAGGCCATCGCCCGCGGCGAGGAGCTCTCGGGAAAAGCGACATCGAGCAGCGACGCCTGATCCGGGTCGGCCTGTTCGCGCACTACCTCGGCATCCGCCCGTGGGAGATCGACCTCCTGACCGTCGCCGAGTTCGACGCGCTCTGCGAGGTCGTCGACAAGCTCAACGAGAAGCCGGAGGGGTGACGTGGCGGATACCTCGCTGGTCTTCAACATCCTGGCCAAGGACAAGGCGTCCAAGGTATTCGACAAGCTCAAGGGCACGGCGGCGACCGCCGGCGTGGCCATCGGCGCCGCGCTGGCGGTCGGCACCGCCGAGGCCCTGAACCGGTCGAAGCTCAACGGGGTGCTCGCCGCCCAGCTGGGCGCGTCTCCGGCGGAAGCCGCGGCCCTGGGCAAGCTCTCCGGCGAGGTCTATGCGGCCGGCTTCGGCGAGGACATGCCGGCGGTGTCGAACGCGATCCGTTCGGCGGCGCAGAACGGCCTCGTCGACATGGCCAACGCCGGAGACGCGGCCTCGAAGGCCACGATCGAGCGGCTGATGACCGTCTCGCAGGTCGTCGGCGACGAGACCGACCGCGTGTCGGCCGCCGTCTCCACGATGCTGCGCACCGGCATGGCCGGCAGCGCCGAAGAGGCGATGGATCTCATCGTCAAGGCCACCCAGTCGGGGGTCAACAAGTCGGGTGACCTGCTCGACACGATGGAGGAGTACGGCACGCTCTTCCGCAGCCTCGGCATCGACGGGCCGCAGTCGATGGGCCTGCTGTCCCAGGCGATCCAGGGCGGCGCCCGCAACGCCGACCAGGCCGCCGACGCCCTCAAGGAGCTCGGCATCCGGGCGATCGACGGATCCAAGGGCGCCGCCGAGGCGTACGACATCCTCGGCCTCAACGCCGAGCAGATGATCGCGAAGATCGCCAAGGGCGGCCCGGACGCCGCGGCCGGCATGGACACCATCCTCGACCGGCTGCGCTCCATCAAGGACCCGGTCGCGCAGAACGCCGCCGGGGTCGGCCTGCTGGGCACCAAGTGGGAGGACATGCGCGACGCCGTCCTCTCGATGGACCTGACTACGGCCACCGACCAGATGGACGGGCTGACCGGCGCGACAGACGCCGCCGGCAACGCCATCCAGGAGACCGCCGGCCAAAAGCTCGAGCGCTTCAAGCGGGCCGCGATGGACGCCCTGGTCACCACGCTGGAGAAGGCAGCGCCGCACATCGAGAAGACCTTCGGGTGGCTGAGCAAGAACAGCGGCTGGGTCACGCCCCTGGCGACCGGCCTCGGCATCTTCGCCGCCGCCATTTACGGCATCGTGACGGCGATGAAGATCTGGTCCGCAGTCCAGATGGTGCTGAATCTGAGCCTGTGGACTTCGCCGATCACCTGGATTGTGATGGGCGTGCTGTTGCTCGTCGCAGCCATTGTTTTGATCGCTACGAAGACCACATGGTTTCAGACCGCCTGGGAAGCGGTGTGGGGCGCTATCAAGGCTTACTATTCGTTCGTTCTCAACGCCATTGTCACGGTCTTTAAGACCTGGTGGGCGGTGTTCAGCGGCTTCTGGAAGGGTGTCGGCAGCTTCTTCGTGAAGGTGTGGAATGGCATCACCTCCAAGGCGAGGGCGGCCGGTAGCTGGATCGTCGACAAGTGGAATAGCGTGCTCGGATTCTTCAAGGGCGTCCCCGGCAAGATTCGCAACATCGCCTCGGGCATGTGGGACGGCATCAAGAATTCCTTCCGTTCCGCAATCAACTGGATCATTGGTAAATGGAATGGCCTCTCGTTCTCTCTGCCCGGCGTGAGCATCCCCGGCCTCGGCCAGGTTGGCGGCTTCACGCTGTCCACGCCGGACATCCCGATGCTCGCGGACGGCGGCATCGTGCCGGCCACCCCCGGCGGTCGTCTGGCGGTGATCGGCGAAGGCGGCAAGGACGAAGCGGTAGTGCCGCTGCCGAACGGAATGCGCGGCCTCGGCGGGCCCACGGTGATCGAGCTGCACTCGGATGGCACCAGCGCCGGAGACGCGCTGATCGAACTGTTCCGCCGCGCCATCAAGGTCCGCGGCGGTGACGTCCAGGTCGTGCTAGGTACGGGGAGGCGCTGATGTTGACTCCGATCACCGAGCTGTATCTGGGCCCGGCGCGGGGCTGGGTGGACATCTCCGACGACGTGCGGGTGCAGACCGCGACGTCCGGTGGGGGTATCAGCATCACCC